ACGAATGCGACGGGCGCGTTCACGGTGCGGCTCAAGCTCCTCGGCAACGTCATCGACGTGCCCGTGGCGAGCGGCGACACCGTGACGACCATCGCTACCGCGGTGGCCGACGCGATCAACGACGCGCAGGATCTGCCCTTCACCGCGCAGAACGCCAGCGGCGTCGCGACCATCACCGCGAAGAACACCGGCCCGCGCGGCAACACCATCGTGGTCGATGCCTACTTCGTGACCTCGACGGGCACTGAGGTGCGCATCACCACGGCGAGCACGGCGAGCGGCGGCGGCACCACGGGCGCATGGAGCAACACCGCCACGCTCGGCGGTGAGATCACCCTCGCCGCGGGCGCCACGCAGGACACCTTCGCGAACGCGCTCACGGCCATCGACCCGGTGCGCTTCGACCGCATCGTCGGCTCGTGCATCGACGCGACCAACATCGGGCGCATCGTCACGCACGTCAACACGCACGCCGGCCCCACGGTGCAGAAGCTCGAGCAGGGCGTGTGCGGCAGCGTCGACACCTACGCGAACGCAGTGACCCTCGCGACGGGGCAGAACGCATCGCGCCTGCAGGTCGTGTGGCACCACGCGTCGGTGATCCCGGCGTGGGAGTGCGCCACGCAGGTCGCCGCCGCGCGCCTCGCGGGCGACGCCGCAGTGTACTCGCCCGCGCTCCCTGGCGAGAGCGACAACCCCGCCGCGAACCTCGACGGGCTGCAGCTCGCCACCGTGCTCGCGCAGCGCGTGATCGCGGATCAGCCGACCTCGACGGAGATCGAAGGCGCGCTCAACAACGGGCTCACCGTGCTCGCGCCGAGCTCGGGGCGCCCGGGTTACGCGACCGTCGTGCGCTCCATCACATCGCGCTCCCTTCGCAACGGAACGCCGAACTACGCCGTTCTCGACACGTCCAGCGTGACGGTGCCCGACTACGTCGCCGACTTCCTGCGCGCGGACCTCGCCACGACCTTCGCGGGGTGCAAGCTCGCCGCCGACAGCGCGAACGGCACGCCGCCGCGCATCGCCCTCGTCGTGACCCCGTCGATCGTGCGGTCGCACATCGCGCAGCGTCTCGCGGAGATGGAATCCGACGGCATCCTCCGCGACGTGGAGGCGAACCTCTCGCTTCTGCAGGTCGTGGAGGACGCGAGCGTGTCGGGTCGGCTCAACTGCGAGATCCCGGCCGAGGTCATCCCGGGTCTGCACATCATCGCGGGCAACATCCGCCAGCTCTGACAGGAGACCACCGTGGCCATCTACTCCGCTCCCGGCTTCGTTCTCTACAACGGCATCCCGGTGCTTCAGGCATCACAGGTGTCGATGAACCTCCAGACCGACAACAAGGATGTCAGCACCCTCCTGCTCGGCGTCGCGGGCTTCTCCGCGGGTCCGCGCAAGGTGCAGATCGACGTGACCTCTGCGATCCCGCAGGCTGGCATGGAGCAAGCGTGGGTCACCATCGCGGCCGCGCAGGCTGAGGTCAACCTCGCCTTCAGAATCGCGAACGTCACCTACAACTGTCGCGGCGACATCCGCGATGCCAAGGTGGACACGTCGGTCGACAAGGCCAACGACGTGAGCTTCACCTTCCATGGCGTGCTGGTGAATCAGGCATGAGTGACGACCTCGACGCGAAGGTTCTCGCCGCGACCGGATGGAGTCCGTTGCGCAAGGCGCTTCACGCGTCTGCGCGAGGCGCCGCCGTCAAGGTGATCGAGTTCGACGGCTGCGGCGGTCGTCTGCGCGGCGTGCCGCTCGGGCTGCGCACGCTGTCGGCGGACGAGAGCTTGCGCCTTCGCGCCGAGGCGTTCCGCTGGCTGTCCACGGAGTGCGGTTTCTCCGCGGACTACATCGTCGGGAGCGCGGACGGCGAATCACACCTCGCCTTCGAGGTGAAGGTCCGCACGCTCGCGCTCGCGCTTGTCGAGCCCGGGGGCGCCAACGCGCCCGTCGCGAAGGACGCTGACGACCTGCGCAAGATGCTCGAAGCCGACGAGGTGACGCAGCTCTTCGAGGCGTACCTAGATTGGACCGCGGAGCGCTCGCCGATCAGCAGCGCGAAGACCGCAGAGGAGGTGCGCGACCTCGTCGACGCGATGGGAAAAGCGATGGCGCCTACCTCGCGGTTGAGCGCCTACGACAGCGTTTCGCTACGTATCATCGCGACCGAACTGGTCAACCGGGTGCGAGCGCTGACGAACGCACCCTCGTCGCCTACGCCGTCATCGAGCGACACGGCGACGGCATCCTCCGACACCTCGGATTGATCGAGTAGCATGGCGCGCGCTGTACTCCGCATCGATGTCGACACGTCCAGCGTTTCGCGCGCGATGGGCGACATCCGCTCGACCGCGCGCAGCGCGCAGGCCGCGATGACTGCGGATGCACGCGCGCAGTCGCAGCAACGCGACCGGCTCGCGCGAGACGAAGCGCGGCACCGTCAACGCATGGAGCTCGAAGCCGTGCGGACCTCTCGCACGGCGCTGAGGATGCAGACCGACGCGGCGCGCAGCGCCGCCAACGAGCGCGCCCGCGCGTCGACGCTCGCGGCCCGCACAGAGATCGCGGCGCAGGGCAACGCGACGCGGCTCTACATCGCCGCAGAGCGCAACCGCACCCTCGTGCACATCGCAGAGGAGCGGCGCCGCACGCAGGTCACGGACCGCGAAACGCGGGCGCGCGAAGCCGCGGAGCGTCGGTCCGCGCGGGAGGCGGCGCGCGTGGCGCAGGCTCGCACCCGCGCAGGGCGCGACATCGGGTATGGCGTGCGCCGCGGGCTCAACGTCGGCGGCGACGCTGCGCTGAACGTGGGGCGCGTGGCCTATGCGCAGATCCGCGACGAGCGGCGCACGCGCGCGGAGGCGAACCGCACGCTCACCTACGCCCTTGGCGGCGCAGGCATCCGTGGGTTCTCGACGCAGGCGCGGCAGCAAGTGTCGGCGTTCTCAGAGCGCACGGGCATGAGCTACGAGGACGTGGTCAACGCGCTTTCGCTCGGGCAGCAGCGCGGCTCCGCGCTTGAGCTCAACGGACGCACGCCGGAGCGCGCACTGAGCGACGCCCTCGACACCGTGCGGCAGGCGAACGCGACGGGCACGAACGCGGGGCAGCTCCTCGCCGCGCGCGGTCGCCTCGGCGGCGCAGGCATCAGCGGCACGAATCTCGACGAGGTCATGCGGTACGTGCAGTTCGCCGCGGACCGCGGGAGCGTCGAGGTGGATCAGATCATCCAGCAGGGCCTCCCTGGCGCGCTGCGCTTGATGTCATCGCGCACTGCGGGTGTGTCGCCCGAGCAGCGGCAGCAAGCCGCCGTCGCGGCGTTCCGTGAGAGCGTCGCGGTGCAAGAGGTCATGGCCGGTGCGGGTGGCCGCGCGGGTCAGGTGAGCAACGCGTACAACGCATTCCAGACGGCCCTCTCGACGCCGCGCCGTCAGGATCAGATGCGCGCGAACCTCACCAACTACGCGCAGTCGCTCACGGGCACCGATGCAGCAACGCAGGCGCAACGGGCGGCGGTCATGGCGCTTGTCGAGGGGCCGAACGCGCTCTACGAAAACGACCCGTCGCGGCTCGGCGCGCGCCGTCTTCGGGGCGACATCGCGAACTCTCCGCTTGCGCTCATGGACCGCGTCACGCAGGCGATGGGTGGCAACTCCAACGCCGCGTCGAACATCTTCGCGGGCGGCGGTCAGGGCAACGCGCAGGGCCTCTTGAGCAACGTGCGGCTGCTCTTCGCCACGCTCGGCGCGACCAACCCGGAGACGGGCCGCGCCCGCACGGAGGCGGTTCGCGCGCTGTCGAGCGGCGGGTACACCGCGGCGGACATCGCGGCGCGCGGCGCAGCCGTCGAGAGCGATGACCTCGCGACGATCCGGCGCAACGAAGAGGCGCGCGCGAAGGCGCTGACAGACAACACCAGCGCGGCTGTGCGCCTCGCCAACAGCATCGACAACTTCGCCACGCGCAACCCCATCGCGAGCGCGGCGATGCAGTCGGGCGGCGGGCTGCTTGGCGGCATCCTCGGCGGCGCGCTTTTCCCGCGCATCGGCGCTGCCATCGCCGGGACGCAGATCGGCGCGGCCGTGGCTGGCACGCAGGCGGCGCAGGTCGCAGCGTCAGGCGGCGCCGTCGGTGGCGTTGGCCTCGCGGGTGGCGCTGTCGCGGGCGGGCTCGCTGCGATGGGTGGCGCCGCGCGCACTGCGGTCACGGGCAACACCGTCGGCGGTGGCCGCACCGACACCATCGGGCGCATCAACGCGGGGCTCGCCGCGCTGTCTCCCACGGGCGCCGTTGTCGAGATGGGCGCGCAGACGATTGGTGCCCTCGCGCGGGCGATTCAGGGCATGGTCGTGCAAGCCACGGTGCCCGCGCACGAAGCCGCGCACGCCGCCTCTGCGCGGCCCGCAGGAGGCCGCTGATGGACGCGCTCCGATCACTCCCCGAAGCGACCTATGACGGCATCCGGTTCCCCGTCGAGCGCCTCGACATCGAGGGCGGCAACGACCTTGTAGAACACGTCGCGTACCGCCGCCCCGGCGCGGACGTGGAGCCCACCGGCCGCAAGGCGTGGCGTGGCACCATGACGATCCCGCT